CGCTACAAGCTGGATGACGGGACGTACACTAGGTACTTTAATCTGAGGGTTGCTGGAGCATCTACAGATGCAGAAGGTATCCGTAGTGCTATTGGAATGGATGCGGCTGATCTGGATGACCAGTTGGATGCGATTAAGGTAAAGACAGACATAATCGGTACGTCAGAAGCCCTAACTTCATTACTTGCAGGATCCGTACTGGAAGCTGGACAACTTACAGGCTTCCCATCTGAACTTCGCATTGGCGATTCGTACACTGAAGAAGTGGGTAGATCCATTCAAGTGTACCTTGTTGATGAAGATAACAACCCAGTAACGACAATTGGAACACTGGACCCAGCAGACGCTACAGTGGCCTTCACTTGCCAGCGTGTAAATGATTGTTCCGATAATGTTCTCACTGGCGTGGCTACATACTACGACCCTGTAGATGATGACCCATACGTTATCATTGAAGTGCCAGCAGCACAAACAGCGAGAGGAAAAGCAGAGTATACCTACACTGGAAGACTTAAATTCTCTTGGTCAGCATCATCAGATGTTTACACGTTTGAAACGGATAATTTCGTATTTGTAAGGTAGGTCAAATGCCCCCCACAGGCAGACCAAGGTCAAGACCAGAAGCAGAGTACATCAGAGGCCCGGTATGGGTAGACATTCCAGTTCCTGTCAGGGATGGAATGGTAGTTAAAGGATACGAATGGAAAAGCACAGACCTTATTGTGCTGCTCAATTTAATTCCTGACTACAGCCCATTCATTGATGCCGAAGGGTACTACTTCGATGTCGAACAATTAAAACAATTCATTTCTTTTGTAGTGAACGAATGCGTTTACCCGGAAGGAATCAACACTGGAGATCCGTTTGTACCTGAGCAATGGCAATGGTGTATCTACGCCAACATGTTTTGCTGGAAGTCAGAAAAGACTCACTTCAGGCGATATAGAGAGGTGTTCATATATGTGCCTCGAAAAAACGGGAAGACAAGTGCCTTTGGGATGATACCCACTCTATATGAGTTCTACTGTTCGGATGAAAAGAGAGCACAACTATTCTGTTGTGCTGCTGACACAGAGCAAGCGTCCGTTAACTTCAGACACAGTGTTTATTCAATTGAAACTAACACACGATTACTTTCACGTCTACGAGAACAGAAGGTAAACAGGTCTACTCGTTCATTTGAACACACAGACGGTACGACGTTCAAAGTGCTGTCAAGCATTGCAGAAACTAAACACGGCTTGTCCCCCAGCTTCGTATATGCAGACGAAATTCATGCTCATAAGGACAGTGAACTTATTGATGTTATGATCACAGGGATGGCAGCACGCCCACAACCTCTGTTGATTTACACAACAACAGCAGACTACGACAGACCAAGTGTATGTAACAGCTTGTACGACAGGGCAAAGTCAATTCAGTCCGGTAAGCAAACAGACCCTACATTTCTCCCAGTAATTTACGAAGCAAGTATTGCTGACGATTACCACAAGGAAGAAGTGTGGAGAAAAGCAAATCCTAATTACGAGAAATCAATCTACGCAGAACACTTTGAGCGAATGATACGAACGGCTGAGAGCAATCCAGCCGAATTAAATAAGTTCCTGCGTCTGCACCTGAATGTCAAAACCAAAACAGAAACTACGTGGATACCATCTCACATCTGGGTAAAAGGTGCCCCACAACAAAGTTCACTACTTTCAGTAAAAGAAATTAAGGCATGGCTGTTTGAGCACAACCTATGGCACAATATAGCTTTGTCTAGTAAATGGGGTCACTCCAGCACAATAGACATTTACATAGAGCAGTATCAGAATTATTATACGTGGTACATCAATAAAGTTCACGATCTGCAAAATGCTGAATGTTATGGTGGGTACGACAATAGTTCTACAAAGGACATTGCCGCATTCACTTTATGGTTTCCAAATGAGCATGTGTTGTTGTTTTGGGGATGGTGTCCCGGAGAGTCAATATACACGAGATCAGTAGAACAAAATGTTCCGTACTCACGTTGGTACGAAGCAGGACTTATCAACGACACTCCACAGACAAACATCAGCGAAGTAGCTATCGGGAATGCTCTTATTGGTACAAGCGATAAGGTAGGAATTGCTTCACACTTCAAAGGACTTATGTCCGTAAGTTTTGACAGGTGGGGAAGCAACTACATCCACGAGGTCTTTAGTACGTATGGAATAAGTGCCCGAGCCTACCCACAGTCATTTGCAGGAATGAATCAACCCTGCAGGGTGATGGAGACGATGGTGAGCAATGAAGACTTCTGGCATGGAGGTCACCCTGTGCTGGAATGGATGATTGGCAACACCATGGTGGAAATGAACAGAGATGAACAGATCCGTCCCAGCAGGAAGAATTCATCAGACAAGATTGACGGAATAGTGTCCGGCCTTATGGCTATTGGAGGACACTTGTACCCGGAAGTGGAAACAATTCGCGATATCCGTGGCTTGAAAGAGTAACAGTATGTTTGGATGGCTAAAACGCTCAGACAAGGCGGAAGAAATCGCTCGTGAAAACCGTTCTATTCTGAACGGAATTCGTGATGTGTATAACAGCACTGCACTGACATGGAAAAAGGTATGGGGAATCATAACCCATGAACAAACCACGTCAGATGCAAAGTTACGCCTGTCAGCAGTGTACTGCGGTCTTAACCTGTATACAGGCTCTATTATTGGCCTGCCAAAAGCTGTCTACAGGATTGACCCAACGACAGGTAAACGTACACGAAGAGTTCAAACAACAGAGCATCCTGCCTGTAAGATCTTCTGTCACGTCGCCAATCCAGACTGGACATCAGATGACATGCTTTCCACATGCGTGTTTGATGTCCTGTACCACGGCAACTTCTACGCCCTGAGAGCGTTTGACGCTCAACGACGCACAGCACGAATCTATTACATTCACCCAAGCAGAATCCCGGCAAAGTCAATTTACTTGTCAGAAGGAGGGGAAAGATTCAGTCTTGGGTATGGTATGTCGAAAAAAGGGGAAAAAGTATACAAGATAAATACCTCCCCCCACAGCGAATCAGAGAACCCGGAGTACATGCTCTTACCAGCACAGGCTATGGTGCATGTAAAAGCCGCTCTTATAGACCCTGAAGAATTCAGAGGCATTGGCTTCTATGAGAACGCTCAGAGAAGCATGGGCTTGTACGACGCATCTGAAGACTTTGGACACAGGTTCTATAGCCGTGGTATAGCCACACAGATGTTCCTGACGACAGAGAACAGAGTGGCCCCTGACGTACTGGCTCGTCTGGAAGCCCAGTTTGATCAGAACCCCAACAGACCTCTTGAGGACACCTTCAAGACACGCATTCTGGAACAAGGTCTGAAGCCCGTCCATATGGGTATCCCGTTCCAGCATCTGCAGTTTATTGAAACCAGAGCATTCTCAGTAGAGGACATTAGTCGTTGGTTGAATATTCCTCCAGCATTGCTTCACAGCAAGATGGGCAGAGGCGGTTCAGAAGAAGACTTTGATAAGCAAATCAACTTATTCATTCAATTCGGGCTGGGTCCATTACTCACACGAATCACCACACAACTACGCAACGAATTGATTCCTGTGCAGTATCACACGCTGTACTCTTTTGAAGTAGAGCGGATTTATCTGTTCAGAACCATCATCAATGAATTCACCCAAGCTCTGCGTAATCTATTTGAGATTGGTGTAGTTGACAGAGAAAAGATTGCCGACATTCTGGGTATGCAGATTGACATGGGCGACTCCATGAACAATCAAAGATATGTACCGACAAATCTCATGACTGTCGAACACAGTAAGGTTATTGAAGAAAAGGCTTCAATGGCAATTACGATGATGGGACATGAGATTGACCAGAAGGCGGAAGAAGTTACACGCTTAAAAGACACTCCAATGCCGTCTGAAGTAGCTGCCCAACAGGCAGAACAACAAGCTCAGGCAGACGCCCCGGAAGATGACGCAGCAGATACGTCTCCTGATGAACACAATCAGGATAAGCGATTAAGGGCCACAACACAAAACGCTTTTGCAGCCGTTGTCAACAGCCTGCAGGCGTATGAAAAGAAAGTGCTGGACCAGAAGGCACAGACACGCCCTGAAGATTATTCAGCAGCAGTGGAAGAATTTTACGCCGCTGACGGAAAGTTCCATAACTTGTTGCTGACTACATTCGCAATCTGGAATGAAGTGCTGCCAGATGTAAGTTCTTACTCGTCAGCAGAAGACATTAGTTCACAGTGGATTAAGAATAAAGGATTTACTCATGTCGTCTAGTCTTGTACTGAATCAACACGTTGTCGGAACGAACACTGTCCAGACTCGTATCACCTTCAATGAAGGTAGTTCAGAGTTTGAACTGTACGACTACATTATGCCCCAGAAATACTGGGAAGAAGACTCATCCGTTACTCCAGCAATGGTCATGGACTTCATGAAACAGGCTGAAGGTGACATTACTGTCAGGATTAACAGCCGTGGTGGAGAAGTTGGTTCAGCCCTCGTTATGTATAACAGGCTGAAAGAGTACAACAGAGGTAAGGTAACCACTGTAGTTGATGGTTACGCATTCAGTAGTGCTGGATGGGTAGCAATGGCGGGAGCAGAACGAACAATCAACAAGGGCGGGTTATTCATGCTCCATAATCCGTTGATGTGTCCTGAGATTCAGTCAGAGAGCGATATTGAAACAGTGACCAATCAATGGCGTGCCCACAAAAGCAGTATTATTGATATTTTCAATGAAGCTACGGGCATGGACAAGGAGAAGATTTCTGATTACATGGAAAAAGAAACATACATGTCGGCAGATGAAGCCGTAGAAAATGGTTTCTTCACAGGTATGAAAAATGCAAAAGCTAACACTTCTGCATTGAACTGTTTTCGTGACAGACTACCTGATTATGTGCAGGAAATGATTGTTGTAGATACCACAGAAGATGTAGCTTTGAGGGATAAAGCACAGCAGTTGAGAAAAAAGCTATTTACGCTGTGATGTATAGGTTGAATAATGTGTCAGACAGGCTACCGACAGCAAAGCATATAGGGAACCTGAAATCAGATAGTTAACCACAATCAAAGAAGGACTTTATTATGTCTCTCCCTAAGAATGCTGATGTCGTCAACATGACTGAAGATCAGTTGCTTGACGAACGAACGAACCTGTTGACCCAGATTGAAACTCTGGATGAAGTTGTCAACGCCGGTAAGCAGTGGTCTGAAGACCAGAGAACTGCCTACAAGTCTCATGTTGACCGACTGGAAGCAGTAACCAATCGTATTGGTGCTACTGATGAAGGTCTGCGTGAACGTGCTGAAGCCCTCAAGGTTGTCAGCAATCTGGCACGCCTGTCGTCCAGTGCTAACACCATCAACGGCTCCATCAAGGTTAAGCCTCGTTTTGAGGATGACCCTAAGTTTGGTTTCGAAGATGACCGTGAGTTCCTGTCTGCTGTAGTTAACCTGTACCGCGACAAGGGCACGGAAGACCAGCGAGTACGAGCAATCATCAATGCTGTTGGCAGCGATGAATATAGCCGTGGAAACTGGGAAGCAGCAGGTCTGTTTGTGCCCCGTGGATTCCTCGGCACACTGCTGTCTACACCAGCAGAGAGTGATTTCATGTCACCTCTGATGACGAAGATTCCTATGTCTGCCCCAACGGTAGACATCAATGCTCGCGTTGACAAGGACCACAGCACAAGCGTAACAGGTGGAACGGTTGCTTATCGTACTGCCGAAACAAAAACTGTGACCCTGACAAAAGACCGCTATGAGCAGGTCAGCTTGAAACTATCTGAACTGAATGTAGCGTCTGCTGCAACTCGTCAGATTATGCGAGACTCTCCAGTCTCTATTGCTGCCTTGATTGAGCAGTCACAGCGAGAAGCACAGAACTTCAAGCGAATGGACGAATTCCTGAACGGTTCAGGTAACGGATGTCCGCTGGGTGTTCTGAATGTCGGCAACGCCGCTTTGCTGGAAGTAGACCGCACTGCTGGTCAGGCTGACGCAAAGATCCTGACTGGTCTGGATGTCCTGAAGCTGCGTAAGCGTGTCTGGGGCTATCAACAGGCTGTCTGGATTGCAAACATCGACCTGTATGACATCATTGTCAAGCTGGCGATTGAATCCGACAACAACGCAGGCATTGTGAAGTTGTTCTACCCAATGGACCCACAGGCTGGTCTTCCTGACCGACTGCTGGGACGACCAATCTACTTCACTGAATTCGCTCCGGGCATTACTGCCGGTCAGGACGGATCAGATGTTACAGAATGGTCTACACACTTCCTGTCCTGTATCAACTTCAGTCAGTACCTGTACGGTGCCCGTGGAAACAGCACCACTGACCGAAGCATTCATGTCCGATTCCTCGAACGGGAAGAACTCTTCTTGTTCACCAGCGAAGATGATGGACGCCCATGGTGGAAGACCGTTATGACGCCAAAGAATGGCATCAGCACTCAGTCACCATTCGTAACCATCACCAACACATCAGTAGCGTAGTCTATAACCCCGGACAAGCTACTGTAGGGTTCTTGCCAGTCTCCCCTGCCCAATAGACTGGCTCTTTCATTACTTTCACAATCCAGCAAGGATAATAATCATGGCTTTGCGATACAATGCAATCGGATCTGAACTCTATGTTCTGCCGATTGGTACTCACACACTGACGGGGTCTGCTCAAAACATCCACGTCATCAACAATACTTCTTTTGGTCAGATTGAAAAGGCTGCTTTGGTTATTGCCGATGCGGACCTTACCGGCACTCTGACTGTACTTGTACGTGGCAACACTGCTGCTGATGGATCAGGCACAGACTACACCATGTATACGATGACTCTGAGTTCTGGATCAAACCAGAATCTGGTTGTCGAAATTGATGCAGAACTGGTCGGGCATTACGAAGACCAGAACGGTGGAACCGGAACTTTCAAATCAATCGTATTTGAAGTGACTGGTACAAACACCGACACGCTGGATGCGGCTGTTGTAGTCAAGGGCACGTACCGCAAGGAACTGCTCACTGACAGTGATAGTGTAACTGCGTCCTAACCCCCTCCCCCTCGACACTGGAGGTATGCCTTTCCTCCAGTTACGCCGGTCAGCGTTGCTGTGGGGGTCAACCTGACCGGCCTCTTCTTACAGGAATACACAAATGGCAGATTTAGCTATCACAGCCGCAAATGTAGTGCCTAGTGCGTCTGCCGTAGTTCGTGAAGGCACTGCAGATGACACAATAGCAGCAGGCGACCTTGTATACAAAGATGCCTCTGATAATAACTATATCAAATTGGCTGATGCAGACGTAGAAGCCACCTCACAGGTAGTGGGCCTTGCCGTGACATCTTCGTCAGCAGGTCAGCCTGTTAAGTACGTTGAATCAGGTGATGTTGTTATTGGCTCTGGATTTACAGAAGGCGTCCTGTATGTCCTTTCTGCAACAGGCGGCGGCATCTGTCCTCTCGGAGACTTAACGACAGGGCAGTATGTGACATACATTGGTATGACAACAAGTGCAACAACACTTTCAATTAAACTCCATGTAACCGGGGCACAGGTTTCATAATGCCACAGATAATTGACAGAGCGAATGAGGCAGCGTTAAGCACCTTGTTCGATGACACCTTTCTGTCAACTATCAAGCAGAATCTGGGATTCGATCCAGATACCCCTTGTTCCGACTTGCCAGTTGACATTGAAGATTTGTTGGCCGACGCAGTTTCAATCTGCGAAACCCAGCAATGGAGATTCATTCTCCAGAAACCTGTAACACTACTGCTGCCATACAAAGCATTCTTAGAACGAGACGGACTCGTCTTTCTGCCTTATGGATCAGCATCGTCACTAACCACATTCACTTACACAGATGTAGACGGGGATAGCAACGCAATAAATTCCAGTGACTACACTATTTATGCGGGAGAGCCGTTAAAGCTATGGTGTGATGACTGGTCTGCTTTATTCCCGGACATCGACGAAACACAGCCTTACCCTGTTACTGTCAGATATACAACTGGGTACAGTGCTTATGCACAGATTCCAAAGTCCACAATCAGGGCGTTAAAGATTCTGTGCTACCACATGTATGAATATAAAGATGCCATCGCAGAGGGCACGGTAAACATCCTTCCGCAAGGCTACGAGTATCACAGGGATCTGACAATCCTGAATTGTCACAGGGCAATCAGGTACGTCGCAGAAGACTTTGAAAGCGTAGGACGATGAACACGTATAACAGACGTTCACGACCAAACGCCAGACACAGAGTTAAGTTCTACGTCCCTACCAATACGACTACCAGCACAGGAGAACTGGCACACACATTCACATTTCACGGGTCTGGCTACTTCGCTATGGAGAAGCCTATGAAACCCCGTGAAGTGATTGAAGGTGGGCGTAATGTAAACGAACAGGAGTTCCTTCTAATAGGGCAGTGGACTCGATTACTTGCAGATGTTACACA